CGCGTCGTACGGATGGCGGGTCGAAGGGCTCACGACGGCGCTGCGACAGGCCGGTGTCCTGAGCGCCAAACATGTCCCGGCGGTCTATCTCACAGCCAGTCCGGCGCAGAGGTTGGCGCTGTTACAGGGACTCATGGACACCGACGGTTCGTGTACCACAGCGGGCCTCTGCGAGTTCATGAACACCGACCGTGGCCTCGCGGGTGCCGTGTGGCAGTTGGCCGTCAGCCTCGGAATCAAGGCGCGATGGGCCGAGAAACGCGCCACGTTGGACGGGAAGGATTGCGGCCCCGCGTACCGCGTCTACTGGACGCACACGACGCCCGTGTTCAGGCTCCCGCGCAAACTGGCGCGGCTGAAACCATCGGTGAAGCTGAATCAGCGCCTGCGCTACATCGTCTCGTGTGAGCTGGTGAGTGATCAGACCGTGCGGTGTATCGAGGTGGATAGTCCCTCGCATTTGTTCCTGGCCGGCCGCGCTGGGATTCCGACGCATAACAGTTTCGGCGCGGCGATGTGGGCCACGGGCTTCGCCGCCATCCCTGATCGGCGCGTGAAGATCGTCGGCATCGAGTACGACACCTGCGCGCCCGAGTTTGAGTACCTCGTGGAATTCCTGCTCTCTGAGCGGGGGATGAGTCTGAAGTACGCCTCGCTGCAGAACCGCCCGAAGGATGGGCGGATGTGGCTGGAACTACAGAACGGCACCCGGTACGAGGCGCGGTCGTGGGACCGGAAAGACGGCCTCAAGGGCAAGGAAGACGACGCCTACATCTTCGCGGAGGCGTACCAGCTGCCCGGTCTGGAGTGCTACACCGACTTCAAGCAGAACCTCGATAAGCGGCAGGGCTATGCCTACTTCGCCACGACGCCCGATCGCCCGTGGGTGAAGGTGTTCCATGAGCGGGGGCACGGGGACGCGCTGTTCCCGAACTGGCAGTGTGTCTGCGGGATTGCGCGGGACGTGAATCCCTATGCGTTCAACGCCACCGCGAAGGAGCAAGACCGGCTGCTGATGACGCGCGAGAAGTTCGCGATCCACTACGAAGGTCAACTCGGGGAGTTCGTCGGGTCGGTGTTCGGGTACCAGCGCGGGCAGCGGCAGTTCACGACGCGGACGCACCCCTGGCTCTGGGCGGATCCCACGCAGGAACCGACGCTGGAGAACCTACAGATCCCGACGCATTGGCAGGTGCTGGGCGCGGGGGATACCGGGACGTTCACGTCGGCGGTGCTCGTGGCGTTCGATGAAGCTGGCGAGGCATACGTGCTGTACGAACAGCCGAACTATCGGTATGTGGCCGGCAAGCACGAATGGCTGGATGTCTCGATCCCCGAGTGGGCAGGGCAGATGCGCGCGGTGATGGGGCGCTTCGGCGTGCGGGGGCTGTGGGCGGACAAGAACTCGCAATTCAAGCGGGAACTCCAGAACTACGACCTGACATTGTTCGGGGCGGACGAGGGGCTGGAGAAGCGAACAGAAATCACGCGCGAGTACTTCCAGCACGGGAAGGTGTGGATGGCCCCGTGGCTGTCGGTCCTGCCGTACGAACTTGAGCAGGCGCAGTGGCCGGAGGAAGCGACGGCGGCGGGGAAGTTCGCGCGCGTGAAGAAGCAGGACCACACGCTCGACGGCCTGGAGCATGTGCTGGCGAAGCGGCCCCGGAGCGAGACGGCCCCGCAGCGGCAGCCAAAGCGGTGGATTGATGACTATCTCGGACGTCCCGCCCCGCGGGTGGGCGGGAATGTCCATCTGGGGGCGCAGTGAGCGAGCCGACGCTGGCGGACCTGATACGGCGTGTCCATCACGCGCGGCAGCGGCTCGGCCCGCGCAACCCCTATCGGATCCTACTGGATGAGTGTGTGGCAGCGATTTACGCGGTGGTGCGCCAGTACGGCGATCTGCAGGAGCAGTATGCAGCGAGTGCGCGCGTGGATGCGGCAGTGGTTGGGGATCGAGGCGCTGGAGGCGCAGCACCACAAGACGTGGGCGGCGATTCATCAGGTGGCGTCCACCGTCTCCCCGACCCCGACGCCGCCGTCGTCACCGTCACCGACGGCACCGTCCGTGTCACCACGCGAGCCTGAGTTCTTCGATCCCGTGATGGGACGCCTGTAAGGAGCGACGATGCCCACGGCTGACGGCTTTCTCGACGAGATCACGCGCGATTACAAGCGCCTGCAGGAGCAGAAGGCGCGGCGCGTCGGCGGCGTGGAAGGCCGCGTGCTCCTCAACCTCGCGTTCGAAGCGGGGGAGCAGTACACCTCCTATGCGAACAAGGCGCTGACCGCCCAACCGCTGAAGGGGGAGGCAGAAGCCAACAAGCTCCATCTTGTTTTCAACCTGCTCGCGCAGCGGGGGCGGAAGCTCACCGGCCGACTGGCCTCGATCGCACCATCGTTCAAGGCACGGCCCGACAAGAAAGACCCGAAAGCCTTTGAGCAGGCGGAAGTGGTCGATCGCCTGATCGTGGCGCTGGATCAGAAGCTCGATCAGCCCTCGCGGACGTGGGAACTGCTCGATTGGCTGCGGAAGGGCGGGACGGCCTTCGAGTACGTGCCGTGGGTGAAGAACGCCGCGCTGGAGTTGACGCCACAGTTCACCGAGGACGGCGAGTTGCTGTTCAAGGATCTGCTGCAGTCGACGCTCACGGGAGACGACGTGATCGTGCCGGAGTCCCAGAAGAATGCCCTCGTGGAACAGGGACGTCCGCCGGAGTCCTTCGAGGTGTACGAACTCGTCGGGGAAGTGGGCGACGTGGGATCCGAGATCCACGGCCCCCTCTCGGTGTTCGTGGACCAGACGATCAAGAGCATCAGCGACCTCGCCCCGGACCAGGCGGTCTATATCGCCCGTGTCAAGACGCACGGCTGGATCGCGGAGACGTACGGCCCCGAGGCGGTGGAGGGGCTGGAGGGGACGCAGAAGATCGACATCGTGACCACGGCGTTTACGCAGACCGACGGGGCGAGCGTGGCCGGCGTGAACCTCTCGGATCTCGTACCCATGCTCCAGGGGACGGTGGGGAAGGATGATCCGAAGTGCGAGATCGTGGTGGAACGCTACCAGCCCTCCTCGACGCAGCATCCCCACGGGCGGTTTACCTGTTTTGTCCCAGCCAAGAAGGTGCTCTTCGATGGGGAGAACCCGTACGAAGAGATCCCGCTGGTGGACTTCCACTGGACGCCGCCAACCACGACCTTCTGGAGCAAGGATTACGTCACCGACCTGATCGCGCCGCAGCGGTTCCTCAATAAGCGCCTGTCGCAACTCGGCGAGCAGTCCAACAGCGCCGCCTATGCGCCGTGGCTGCTCGCCCCCGGCGTGAAGCCGTCGGACATCCCGACGGATTTCCCCGGCGCGATCGAGAACGGCCTGTCGGACAACGGGACGCCGCGGGCCATGCGGGCGCCCGGCGCGCAGTTCCCCGGCTGGTTTATGCAGTCGATCGATCTCGTCGTGAAGCTGCTGAACGACCTCGCGGGCGGCGCGGACCTCTTCGACGACACCAAGGGCACGGGTCAGATGCGCGGCCCGATGGCGGTGCCGCTCCTGCAGGAGATCATCGACACCGAATGGGGGCCGCTCTTCCAGCACATCGGGGAGCGGATGGCGCGTGTAAAGCAGATGCGCCTGAACCGCGTGAAGCAGTTCTATCCCCCGTCGCGGACGCTGCACTACACCGACAAGTCGCAGCGCGATGAAGTGCTGGAGTTCCACACGGACGCGGTGTTGCGGTCGGGGACGACCTACAACGTCACCGTGGACCGGGGCACGCTGGTGCCGGAGTTCCGCGCGCTGCGAGAGGCACGCGTGCGCGAACGGCTGCAGTCCCCGCTGGCGATTCTCTATACCGACGAACGGACGGGCCGACTGGACAAGACGAAGATCGCCGCCGATCTGCAGTTCGGGGATACCTCCCGCGAAAGCCAGGAGTCACAGGATCGCAAGTTGGCGATGGAACTGATCTCGCGGCTGTGGAAGGCGGAAGCGATCCCGCCGGTCCTCCCGTTCTACAACCACCGCGTGATGCTCGACGAACTGGAATCCGCGATGAAGACGACGGAGTTCCTGTCGGCGTCGCCGCCGGTGCAGCAACTGTTTATGCACCGTTGGCAGGAACATCGGGCGTTCCTCGACCAGCAGGCGCAGGCGCAGCAGCAGGCGATGCAGGACCAGATGACCCAGCAGGCGGTCGCACAGGCGACCCAGCAGGCGGCGGCGCAAGCGGCGAGCGAGACCGTCAAGAGCGTGCTGGAGCAGTTGCGGATGCAGGCGGTGCAGGCCCCGAGCACCGCGCAGCTGTT